GCCCGATCTTTTGCGCTGACCTTCTTCCGTACCTTGATCTGACTTGCTGCCAATGGCTTGGGTAACGCCTTCGCTTGACGCTTCACTGCCTTTGATTCAGTCCGCGTAAGCGATCCGGTGTTTCTGTATGTCCTGCCGTTTTTCTTGCCAAGAATTGCGTTCTGCCCATCGGCAGGCTGTGCTTTTAACCAGTCCGCATATTTAGGCGGCTTGCCTTCTTCATTGGCCTTGATCAGCGCTTTCTGCGCGTCGGTGAATTGATCTGAATACTTGCTATCAAATGCACCAACAAACTTGGTTTTTCCTTTCTCATCGGTGACCGCCATGGTCATAGACCGGCTTCCACGGGTGCGGCCTGCAATGTGGGCCACCGTTGTCGATCTGCAATTGAAATGAAGCGGGGGCCGAGGGGCCTCATCCTTCTTGAAAATCTCGCCGTCTAAGCTCCGACAGATCGGAGACGTGCGGCCATCGAGAGTCGCCAAATAGCGCACATATTCGATCGCTGTGTTCTGTTCGATCTGATCGTGCTGAACCGCATTCGCTACTGATTGGGCACCTGTTCTTGCCAATGTTTGAATTTGGCTTAACGGCGCCTGCAAACTCCCGATCTCTGAACCTTCCCCAAGCAAGGAACGCTGAAGATCGGCATTGGTTTGGCCGTTTAGTACCGCAGCGCGAATCTCTCGTTCAAAGATCTGTTTAAGTCTCTGGGTTGTTTGGCCGAAACCTTGCTGAACGCTTTGGGCATTCGGCTGCATAAACGCATTAGAGAACTCACGACCCAATGAATACGGTTGCTTGCTAGATCCTGCGATCGTTAGTTCAAGAGGCCCTGATGTGGCCGCAACACGTAAAGCCTGTTCACTGATAAGCGCCTGCGCGGCAGAGCTAGGGGTATTAACTCCTGCGGCAGGAGAAACATTGCCAGAAGCAACAGCAAGATCACCTTGATCAATAGCTGATTCAATAACAGCTTTAACTTCGCGCTGTTCTCTGCCTGACCAGCGAGAGAGGCTGTCTGACAGATCACCAACGTATTGTGAATAGCTTTTAACTCCTGCTTCATCTAATACCTGGCCAATGGTTGCAATCTGCTGCTCCATTGCTTGGCCTGTTTTCAGACCGGAAGCCGTTAATTTTCTCGCGGATTGTTTTGCGGCAGTTGCAAGGATTCGCTCAGCACGAACGCCTATGCGCTGAGTTTCAGAAGCAAGCCTGAGAACATTATCAATATGCGCGGCTTCGGGGCTTTTGATCCGTCTTGCCCAAATTTCTTCTTTTAATTATGCCGTGAATGACTAGCTAACAACTGGCTAGGATAAGGGCTATGCCACGGCCTGCACTCCAAACCTTGGATTATCAAGGTAAAACCCGGACTATCTCGCAATGGGGTCGGATCATTGGTTTAAGACCTTCAGTTATTCGGACAAGGTTGCGTTCCGGTTGGTCCGTAGAACGAACCTTTGAGACACCGCTTAAGAATCGCTGTTCGCAAAAGGTTGATCTTGAGTTTCATTGACAGCATCAGGATCGTCTTTGCTGAAATCCTCCTGATTATTTGTCTCTATCTTGTCGGTCTGCTCTGGTATCTCTTCTTCAGGCAGAAATAACGGGTCAACCGTTGTTTCAGACTCAACAAGCAATTCCAGCTCATCTTCTACGGTCCAGTTGTCAAGGCCGTCAAACACCTCAGACACTTGAAGCTTTCGCAAGAATGTTTCATGGCTGATCAGATTGGTTGCCACTAAAGCTGCATATTCTTTGATTTCAGGAGCAGTCATTGCTTCAGGAACAAAATCACGGGGTAAATCCAACATGACTGGAGGCGTGTTCCAATACACGGCAGCAATTGCCAAGGCTTGGTTCAAAGCATCTTCGAGGTTGGAAACCAACAGGCTTAAGACAGCGTCGGACTGAGCACGGTCTATTTTTTTTGCTGCTGCACTTTCTACTCCCGTGGTGGTCTTGTCCTGCTTTTGAACAGGAGACAAGGTCATCATTGCGTGTTCTAAATCTTTGAGGCATTCACGCATTACGTCAGCGCCGTCAGAAGGTGCGCCAATCCAATCCGCTCTTGATGCTGGATCGGCAAGGATTAGGGAACGATCAGGACTGACCTGTAAATCGCCGTTTTCTCCAACAGCATTAACACCAGCAATAACTAAAGATGGTGTGCTTGTCAGGTGAAGGCTATGGGCTAAATCGCTAGAAACCTGCCAGTGTTTCAGGTTGAGCCGTGCAATGTCGAGCAACAAAGGACGGGCTCTCATGTACCCATCACATGTATTTGCGTAGCAGGGAACGAAAGGAATAAACGGGATGCTGAGGAGTGTTTCTTCCTCAAGGCACCATTTGTCTGGGGAATTCAAACTGAGCGGCTTTTGAACAAAAAGGCGATGCCTTACGGGTTCTTCTGCTGAGGTTTGATCAAAGACGTGAACCGCTGGCCTAGTGATTTCAACAAACTCGTCAAGCGGATCCGACTCGGAAACACTGTCTTTAATTCTGAGCTGTGTTAGTCGGTTGCCGTATTCAGTGGTCTCTCCGATCTGAGTTGTAGCAATTTCAGATTTCCAGCCAAGGATGTCTGCAAAATTAATGATTTGAAAATAAGGTCGAAGCTTTTGTGCTCGTTCCTGGGCCAGATTCTCTGCTGCTTCCGTGCGAGGAAAATCAATCAAGATACCGGCCAACCCAGAATCAATGCTTGCGGCTAGCAGCCGTTTAGCAAAGACGGTGATGCTGTCGCCTTCAAGAGTGCTATTCCGAAAAAAAGACTCCCATTCTTCAGTGGATTGCTCATCAGACAGGGATATAGATTTTCTGAGGGCAGTGCCAATGGTCAGATCTTTGAGCGATCGATAAAAGGGTTGAAAACTAGAGAGTGCGGTTGAGAGTCGGATTTGATAACTATCGGAATCTTCGTAGCAATTTTTAGGGATATATTCTTCTGCGGCTTCAGAGAGAAAGATTTCGGGTTTATTGCAGTAACCAATAGGAGTTAAGGAAGGTAGAGCGGCAGTTTGAATATCGCTATAGACAGCAACTGATTGGTAAGGATCACCAGCAGAAGGAGCTGTAGGAATTGCGCCGTAGTCTGCGGGAGGTAGAGAGGTTATAGCCATTCTTTAACTAGAGGTGTTCCCAAAAATAAGCATAGCTTGGCCAGAAATAACAGCCTTAATCCCCGGTCGCTTTCGCTCCCTCTCCTGCTTGCGCTTTGCGCTTCGCAGTCACCCAAAGGGGTTTAAGAAGGGGTAACAGCCGTAAGAGGGAACAGCCTTTGCTGGCGCCCACTAAACCCGCCACCACCCCAGGATAACGCAGCGTCAAGGTTAGCTAGGATTTGGGCTAATGCTTGAAGTTTGATGCTGACGTTTGGGGATGATTTAGGGCCAGTAAAGAAGGGCTCATTAAATGCACCTCATCATTGTGAGCTTCGTATTGGGGATGAGTTGATGGGCCATGTTTATCAGGTGCGAGAGGGTTATGAGTATCGGGGGAAAGCTATTGGTGGCCATGAAATGGAGTGGGTAGCAAGATCGGATAAACGTGATTTGATTTCTGCTCTTGAGGCAAGCCTTGGGACAGCAAAACAAAAAAAACGGGGTAACCGGAAGCGCCGCACACCCTTGTAAGCTGACCACAGGCTAGCTAGAATAAGGTTGTACGAGCCACCACCACAATGAAACGATCGCGCTATGTCGTCATTAGGGAGAAAGACGGCAAGTTTTTTTGCAACCGTAAGGGTGAGGACTGGTCAAAAAATCCGTGTCTGGCATTCAATTGGGTTGATATTGAAACGTGCTGCATCGCGGCTAAGGCATGGGAACAAACAACAGGCCAAAGCGTCAAGGTCAAATGTTTTGACAGCTAAGCGTTGGCTGATTTGCATTCTTCCTGCGGTTAAAGATCTAAGACCCGGCATGGTTATGTGCATTGGTCCGCTTTCTGATGAAGTCGTCAATAATGTTCCAAAATTCATCTCAAGGTGCTGTGCTAATCAAAAGCTTGAGCATTTTGAGTATCAGACCAGCAATCACCAAAAAGGTTTACTTTGGTGCATTGAGCAAGGAAAAATTGATGCTCTGCGGCCTAGCGCTGTCATTAACACCGATGCTGCTGGCCTTAACCCGTTGGATGTTCTCGCTGGCCCTTTGTGGTTGACGGGCATAGATACCAAAGAAGAAATCGTTGAATTACTGACCGAGCAGGAAGCTCTGGAAGTAATGAATGTGATTCAGGACCATGACGTGCTTCAAGTCATGAACGGGCTTTATCTGTCTACAAGAAACATTGACAACGCTGAGTATGAAACCGGAAGTATTTGAGCGGCCCACTCTTTTGATTGAGCGGCACCGATTACGAGAGGGGCCACCTGTTCATTACGTCTGCTGGAAACCGCATACAAGCGTTTTTTGTTCTGATCGCTTATCGGTACTTAGATTTTTTAAGTGGCCAAAAGCAACGCCGACAGGAGACGCTTTGAGGGAATGGCTGGATCAGTTTGTTGAAGCTGATGCTGCACTACATGCCAAGGTCGGGAATGGGCCTGACCTTGATATGGAGAGAGTCAAGGCGGAAGGTTTTGGGCCAGAAGCTCACTCTGATGATGAGCCACAAACACACACGAAAATGATCACATGAATGACCAGCAAACTCTTCTCGATCGCTGTTTAAGCCTTCGTCAGAACCTTTGCCTTGAACGTGACAATTGCGAAAAGTTGCTTGAAAATGCTCCTTCTAGCTGGACTGTTGAGCAGCTTCATCAATATCGAGAGTTGCGGGATGAAACTGAAGATGCGATTGAACAGCTGGATCGCGGTCTTGCAAAGCTGCAAGGTGTGAATAGCGATGAGCCAGTCAAGAAAAGATCGCGACCTTGGGCATTAATCGCGTTTGCTTTGCTATTCCTGTTGTTCGCTATTGCTCTGGGTTGAACGTGATCAGTAATTACGGATGCCACGCTGCATTGATCGTCCGGCGCCATTCATGAGCCCCCAAACGAGATAACGCAACGCATCACCGGAATGGCTGTAATCGTTATTGCCGCCTTTCATTGGCTTGCCTCGATCATCGTATGACCATTGCTCTAGGGAAGCGGTCAGTTCTGGGCAGCGCTCGCAAACGACTTTGATTTTTTCTTGGTGGAATAAAACGTTGCAGTGAGCAATGGATTCTTGAACGTTTGGCGCCTTGCGTTCTGCTTTTACCTGAATTGAACCCTCGCGAAGGATTTGATGATCGGTCTTTGTGCTTGAGGTTGACTGTGCTTGACCGGCAGGGTCAGGGAAAATAGTGCAAGCCCCGCGAAGGATTTGGTTTCCAAAAAGCTGTTGGATTTTGGCAACCATTGCATAAGTGTCTCTGACTACGTGATTTGCAACAACGTGCATAACTCGCTTCCCGGCTTCCTCACGCAAAACAGCGCAACAGAAATGACACATCCCAATGTTGAAATCAGCCCCGATCCATACCTGATCGTCTGTCTGAACAATTTCCGCTGAGCTGTTTCGCGCCCGATCAAATTCGTTGAAAACAGATGATTGAGCAAGGTTGCAGAACTCACCATTGAGATATGCCTCAATCAACGCTGGAGGGTATTGAGCGCGAAGAGATTCGATATAGGAGTCAGGGAGATAGGGGTTGTCTGTCGTCTTGGCCTTTATAAGGCGTTTGCTTTCATCATCGTTTTTCACGAAAAATTCGTATAGCCATCCAAAACCTTCAGGAGTGGAGCAAACAGCAATTTGCGGATTGATGCCTGAGCGAATACGACCTTGCAGGAGCTGGAATGCTTGATTCGCTATCTGAGGTTTGACTGTATCAATTTCATCGACAACTGCCCATGCGGCATTGATACCGCGAAGACGTTGGTAATTCTCGAACGACCTGAGCAAAACCTTTGACGTTTCACCGTCTGGGCATTGGACCTTAAGCTCAGCGGCGCCACGGAAAAGGGTGTATGAAATGCCCCACTCATCCCAAATATCCTGTAACTGCGGAATCAGGATGTCTTGGAGCATTCCATAGGTTGGCTCTAGTGCAATTCCTGTGTAGCCAGGATTATCAAAACAGAGCTGCAAAATTTTGACAGTGAGGCTGTAGCTTTTCCCGGCACCAAACCCGGCAACTAGGCCGAGATGGCGAGTTGTTTTGTCTTCTAAGAATGCTTTTTGATGTACCAACAAAGAAGAAACACGGTCGCGCTCTCTTTGAGCTTCTAGGCGTTGCTTGAGGTTTTCATCGTCATTGCCCCGCACCAAACTGCTAACGGTCAAATCAGCAAACAAAGTTTCCGCCAAAATGGAGGAAGATCTTTTCTTAAACGCCATGGCTACACCAAATATGAGATATAGGTCGAGCAACAAAAGCGGTGGCAGAAACCCGGCAATTGAAGAGCTGTCGCGTCAATCGATGGCAAGCCGAACGCCATTCACAAGAGGTGACGGGGATGCAAGTACGACCATGACTGAAGACGCTGCACGGGGCCATAGCCGTCCTAATTACAAGCAAAAAGTCAGTTCTGATGGCCGCCCTATTTAATCTTCACTGATTATGCCGCTATTAGCTAGCGATTGTTAGCGTCTAGCCGAGCTGTTTCATCGGCAACTTTGGAATCCAGTTCGGCTAATGATTGATTCAGCTTGTCAACGCCGAGGCTGTCACCCCATAACCCGGCAGCCGTTGTAGCCGTTTGATTGAGCATTGCCATGAAGCGCGAAGCAGAAGCAAGATCCCAGTCTGTATCTTGCGATCGTTCAACAGCATCGGTGGTTTTGGTCAAGACTTTTGCCGCCAATGCGGAAAGACCTCTCCCCATTTTTTTCTGAAAGTCTGCGTACTCTTCTAAAGAGATTCGCAGTTCTTCTCTCCTGCGTTCGGCGTCAAGCCTTGTCGAGGTGGCTAAATCGTGGCGATCGTATAGCTCAGCGCGGTAGATCCATTTATTGGTTCTAAGCAATTCTTGAAGGGTATCTTTCTTAGGCGATCGCAAGATCTGCGGATCTGCGACAAGCGCTTTAACTGTTTCAAGTATTGAGCGTTGAGGGCCAAGGTCTAGGTAGGTTTTGAAATAGGTGTAATGCAGGACGCTTTCATCTTCTTGCTGCTCCCACGCTTTGATCTTTAGCCCATGGTCAACATTTAACGTGTCGTCTGACATTGACTGAAGGACGCCGTCCACATTTTTAGCTAAGTAAATGTTACCGAAACTGGCAAGCCAAGCTCTTGGCTACCGCTTTTAGCTATGATCAGGTAGTATGGGTCATATTCTTTAAAGCCCATGGTTGCCGCCCTAAAAGTAGATCCTGAAAAGCTTTGGGCGGCGTATCAAGAAGCTGGAAGTTTGCGCGGTGCGGCTCGGATCACTGGCATCAGCCACATGATCATCCGAAAACACCTGCTGGCCAATGGTTATTGCATTGACAAGCCAGAATCAAACCCGCAGAGCATGAGCCCGAAGTTCAAGCTTTATTGCCGCCCTGAGCAGTTTGAAAAGCTTGACGAGCTGGCCCTGAAAAACGGTGTACGCGGTCGGCATGAGATGGCGCGGATTCTGCTGGACAAAGCAATAGCTGCCATTGACCCAAGCTGGGAAGAAGCAGACAAAAAGCAAATTAAGGCTTGATGTCCTGAGTACCTGCATTATTGACAGAGGGGCTGGACACGAAATTGCAAGCGCAAAGAAGAGGGGTAAGGCACTTGGTGCAAGCTCCTGGGGGAACTGAAAAAGATCTGATTATCGAGTTGCGAATAGCTGACCCCAATCCTGGCAGCAGCTTTAGCGAATGGATGGAGGGGATCGCTGAGAGTGAGAAGCGAATTTATGGCGCGACGGTATCAACGGCTAGCTGGGAAGAGTTTTTGCTGACGTGGCGGCAAACGGGGGGCCTGAAGGTTTGGCCTGATTACAACTAATTGTTAGCTAGTTGTGGTAGCATGTAGGATAGCCACCACACTATTCAATGACCTATACGGATTTTAGTTTTGATCCTTTGCCGCCTTTGCCGGATCTGACGCCCGTTTTTAACGATAAGGATCACAGCTATACCTGGCAGGGATTCCCGCTTCCTGGGGTCTCTCACCTCCTAGACAAAACAGGAATAAAGGAGCCGTTTAACCGTTTCTTCTGGCAGCGCAGTCTTATGCGTAAAGGCATGACAGAAGAAGAAGCAGAAACGCACATGGACAAAGTCCGTGATGATTCTTGCCTACGCGGATCAGAAGCCCATTATTCGATTGAACGCCGTTGCAGGAATGAACCATTAGAGCTTGACCGTGAACTTCCAGCGGCAATTAGCAAGGAAGACTTACAGCTCTTTGTGATGCGATCTGAACAAGCGATGAAAGAGCTACAAGTTCAAAAATTTCTAGGTGTAGAAATGCAGCTTGTCCACCCTGTCGGCCATTACTGCGGCACGGTTGACGCTGTTGTTGAGACACCTGACGGAATTACCGTTTTGGATTGGAAGACAACCGGCGAAATCAAGAAAGCAAAGAAAGAGCGCTGGCAGCTGTTTCAGATGGCGGCTTATCTCGGCGCCATTAACCATGCTTTCAAAGAAGACGGGATCTGCGCGTTGCGCGTTGCAAATGCTTACTGCGCCCCCGATGGCTACAAGCTTGCGGTTTACGAGAAAGAGGATGTTCTAGGGGCCTGGCGTGAGCTTCAAGGTTTGCTGTTGCAGTATTGGGAGCTTCGGGTTGATCGTGGTCAGGATTATCACCACCCTGAGCTAGCGGCAAAAGCTTTGGCTGCAATTCAAGAAAACTGGGGGCCGTTTGAGTAAGCGCTGGTTGCGTTCCGGTGTTCTCTACAATTCATGAGCCAATCTTTTATCGAGGTCGGCTTGTCCTCTCCTGCCCGAAGCATCAGGAGTGAGCCCAGCGCCCCGCGAAGCCTGGGCAATGCTTCAATACTTTTTCTTAGCGGTCTTGGCTGATCGGGCGAAATCTTTTTTTGTTGGTGGCTTGTAACCTTTAGCTTTTTTTTTCTTGCTGCCTGCACCTAGTTTTTTGAGTGCAACGTTGCGATAAAGCCCCGGTTTTTGTGCTTTGAGTTTTTTAATTTTTTGAGCTTTGGAAAGCTTTTTTTTCATGGCTAGAGGCCAGAAACCACAATCCCATTTTAGGTGTTGCCATTTTTAGCTAGTGATGGTATGTTTGATGTGTAGTCAACTTCCACCCAACATGTCTGACAAAAACGTGCGCTACAGCCAGATTTCAATGCTTTTAGCTGCTGCCCACGACTGCTGCCCCGATGAGCTGAGCAGGGTCATCGGTGTTAAACCCTTAGAAGATATGGTCTCAGCCCTGTTTGCGATGGATTCAAAGACATTTCAGTCTTACCGCAAGTCGGTCTATCCTGCGTGGTCTGATGAAGAACACGGGGCCTACTTGATGGTGCCTCGCGCTCACCTGGAAGGTTGCTTTAGCTAGGCGCTGCTAACAGCTCCCACCCTGGGGGCTTTTTTATTGCCATTTTTTAGCTAGTGGTGGTATAGTTATCACATCAACAACCACCACCCCCAGATGACCAACAAAGAACGGGCCATTGAACTGACGAACGCGATGATGGCGATCGTCAAATGCACCACCGAGGAAGAGCGCGAGATTCACGACATCAGCTTGGAGCGCATGGCTGACTTGATGGCTGAACTTGCCGAGGAAGCCTGATGCACAACATCACCGCCACCAAGATCCGCCGCTCCTGGGTCTTGACCGCCGGAGCTTATGCGCTTCCTGGCAGGTTCAAAACCGAAACAGCGGCCATGGAGGCCCTGGCAGCTAAGCCCGGTTTCTACCGCTACTGGGCGGGATCCATCGGGGCCTCAGTGGCCAATTCCACCCCATTGGTGGTCAAGGCCTGATGGATTTTGCTAGAGGGATCAACAAATCAAAAACTCCTTACTACTTCAAGGAAGGCGGCTTGACTATCTGGCTCACTGCTAGTCAGTACCAAAGCCTTAAAAAAGATATGCCAGTTGACCGCCTAGCTGGATTCGGGCCAGCTCCACCAACCCTTAATGTTGCCAGTTCTAGCTAATGGTGGTATAGTTAGCCCACAGGGGGGAACCCCACCACCACCGGCACGGCGCCGGTTTTAAACATGGCTTTCACTGAGGCTGAACTGACTGCTGCCTTNGACAANGTTGCTGATCCTGCTGATTGGAGAAACCCCATTTATGAGGTTGTCGATCGCGAGCAGGTTGAGGTTACGGTTCGCGCAATACAGCATTTCACTGCTGCTCCAGTCAAAGTTTCTGATCTTGACTGGAATGACGAGTTCATGGTCAAGTCTCCCGGCTACCGCTTGGGGCCAGCAGGTGCCTGAGCACCAAGTCCGAGCGCTCTGACTTGCTCCCACATAGGGAGCTTTTTGATGCGCTCTACCACTCTTAGCTAAACGTGGTATAGTTATTGCAGTCAACCACCACCAACGATGTCCACCCAAAAAACAAGCACTGACCTCAGCACTTACGAGAAAGAGATTCTGACCGCTCTCTATAAAGTCCATGGCTACGTCAATGAAGACGACAACTACGCAATCACAGGTTTCGTGACCCAGCTGGAAAACGCTATCTGGGAGCTTGAGCACGGCAAGCGCACCCCGGCTAAGCCTGTTCGCAAGCCTTCCCACTCGATTGGCTGATTACTACCATTGCTAGCTAAGCATGGTATAGTTATTGCAGTTCACCACCACGGTCATGACACGCGAGGCTTACATGAACCCGGACAAAATGTCCGAGAACATCAAAGGCAAAACACTGATAACCGAATGTCAGCAGATCTGCGACAGCTGGGGAATCTCAGCATCCGTCAAGCTGAACGGCAATCGCTGCACTGTTACTCACAGTGGCGGCCAGTTTCAATGTATGCGCTGGGATGTGATGCAGCGCCTTAATGAAATAGGAGTGGATCAGTTGTGATCTGTTCCCTTTAGCCCCAGTTTTCTTTCATAATCTGCATCGCTTTCCGGGCAGATCAGCAGTTCTTCCCCTGGATTTATATCAAAAGCAGCTTTGATGCTCCATTCGCCCTCAACCTGTTCGTCTGACAGCACTGCATTCGCATCCTGACCAATTTTCGGATGATTCCAAAAAATGGCATGGTCACCGCACATCACAAACCATTCAGGACGTTCAGGATGTAAATAGGCATAGTGCTTGAAATGTTTTGCAGCTGGATCAGGAACATCATCGCGATGCACTTTAAAATCTTGGCCTGGGACATAACGCCAAAGAACATCACCCGCTTTGACCGGCTCCGCCAGTTTCACGCCCATTCCATGAATAACGGATGGGCCTACATAAGTTTTGATCTGCAACATTAAACGGCCTCCTTGGCAGATTCTGCGTGCTGTTCTCTGATCCGAATCATTGATTTAGTCTCCCAAGCCCTGCGGTATTTGCTGTTTTCAAACAGCTTTGAGAAGCCGGTGATGTGCTTTAACCGAAGCACTTCCTCTGGCTCCATGCCTAATTCCCGGCAGATCTGCGCCTCTGTCCAGCCTTCATCAAGCATGGAGAACACCATTGAGGCCATTCCATCTACAGAGTGCTTGCCCCTGGCTCGATTGTGACGGACAGTGCTTGCCATCCTGTCGTTTATTTTCTTGTCGATCACCACAATCGGTAGCAACCCGTGATTCCGATCACGAATGTCTTTGTTGCTTTTGCAGGTGTAGTAACGGTGAAAGCCGTCAACAATCTCATAGATGTCTTTCTCGGAATCGTAGACAGTGACCACAGGCTGCGTATATCCATCATGGAGAATTGAGGTGTAAAGCAGCCCCATCTCGACTTTTGCAACTGCGTTTGGGTTGTATTCGTTAGGGGTGACTTTTTCGAGCGGCACCCATTGGATCCGATCGACTGGCTGCTCTTTGTTTGGCGACACTTCATGGAGCATCTGCCGGATCTTTTCAATTTGTTTTAAACGCTCGTTAGCTTCCAGTTTGGTCAGCTCCTCCAAAACAGTTTTAATGCAGTCGTAAACAGAGTCAGTCATTTAATTTGAGTAGAAATTGGGTTCCATTGCTGAGCAAGCTCTGGTGGACAATGCAAGAACTCTGGGTCTCGAAAAACTCGCGCTTGCCGGTATTTCCCATGACGTCCTCTTTTCCCGTCAATCATGGAACGTACCGGCAGATGATCCACCAATGAAGGCACACTGACCCAATAACGTTTTTTGTGTTCAGATAAATAGTCAGCCAAGCATTCATCAGTGCCGCTTGCTTCAACAGGGTTCAGGGTTTTTGAAAGCTTTTTCGAGTTTTGTGCG